CTGATATGCTTCCAGAAGATGCAGAAGCCTTATTAAGTGAAGTAGATGATTCTGAAGCACAACCAGAACAGAATAGGCTTTTAAATAGATTGCAAGGCTAATGCCATTATCTCAATCTATTGATAGTGCAGTTGCAGACTTCGAGGCTAGACTTACCGAAGCGCAAGATCAATTTACCCAAGACGTAGAAGAATTACGAGAGCAGGGGTTATCTACTGAGGAGATACTAGCTATTTTGGCTGGTATCTCTATGGTAGACTACTGGCTAGCTGATTTACAGATGCAGCAAGCAGTTAATCGTTTAATGGTCAGTTTTGACACGCTATTAGATGATGCGGTATTCTTTGGTAGAGTATCTGAAACGCAACTGGTCGCATTACGCAATATGCAGCAAGCCTCTATTTTGAGATACACTGCCGACATTAGTGAGAGGGTACGATTATCATTAGTGCAAGGGGTACTTCAGAAAATGCCTCGAAAAGACATTAGCGCTATGCTGTTAAGAGATTTATCTATAAAACCCTATCAAGTCGATACGCTTATCACCACTTCAATGGCAACCTACTCACGATCACTCACTTTATTACAGTTAGAACAAAATCCCACGCAAAAATTAATATACAATGGCCCAATGGACTCTAAGACCAGACCAGTATGTATTCGGATGTTGAAAGAAGGTGGGATGACACAGGAACAAGTAGAAGCCAAATATCCAGGCGCACTTCGTGACGGTGGCGGATTTAATTGTAGGCATCAATGGGTTGCATTGTCACCGACTACTCAAAATAAGGATATACAGCAGAAAGCTAAAGTAGCTTATCAAGGGATGGCTGCTAAAGCAACAAAAAAAGGAAGAGTATTTAAAGTGCCACAAACTTTAGAGCAGTATTACAGATGATTAATTTTCAAAAAGCATTTACTATAAGTAAGTCTTTTTTTCAAGCAGTAGGTAGGATTGTTTTAAAAAGACATAGAGCTAATATTTTTGATAAAGGTCAAAACGCAGCGGGAAAATCTTTTGCTGCTTATACACCTGCATATCGTAAACGTAAAATGGCTGGCAAAGCTGCGTTAAATCAGATAAGTAAAAGCGGTAAGCCAAATTTGACGTTAACTGGAGATTTAAGAAAATCTTTTACTCATTTAAAAGTAAGTAAGGATGGTTTTGAATATGGTATCTCTGATTCAACTATGGCTGACAGAATGAGATTTCAAGGCCCAGAAAAAAAGAAAAAAATAAAACAAAGAAATGTATCAACTAAAACAAACCCTACCACCCCAGATTTGCAAGAGTTAATTATGAAGCAAATGCAATCACAATTAATTAAGAACCTTACTAAAGAAATTCGCAAGAACGGAATGGGGTACAAGGTTTACACCATATAGGAGTTATTATGGAAACGGACGTAAAAGTCGAGCAGCAAGCTCAAGCCAAAGAACAGGCTAATGTTCAAGAAAGCACCGACACTTCCTCTGAAGTCGGACAGCTTATCGCAGATGCGAAGAAGTACAGAACACAGAGGCAGGCAGCTGAAGCAAGGATAAAGGAACTGCAAGGTCAACTCGATGATCGTGAAGAAGCAGAAATGCAGAAGAACAACGAGTGGCAGGATCTAGCTACCAAGTACAAGTCTGAACGAGATGAGTACAAATCTCAGGCAGAAGAAGGTCTACAGATTAAAGAATCTGTGCGAAAAGAGCTTCTTAATCAACTATCTGACGAGGATCGAGAATTTGCGATTGATCTACCAACTGAAAAGTTGCAGAAATTCGTAACTCGGTCAAGTAATCAAACAGTTAAAACAAATGAATCTTATTCCACACCGATGCCCGATAGATCGGTAAACCCTTTTGCTGAGATGACGAAAGAGCAGAGGCAAAGTAATTGGAATAAGGTTTTATCAAACTACGCTAAAAAATAGCGTAGAAAGGTAGAAATCGAATGGCATTATCAGAGAATTTTGCTGGCGCTTCGGTCACTACAACTACCGCTAGAACATAGTTTGTGGCGGTATAAAATCGCGGAATTAAGCTGGAAGGCTAAGTCGTAAGATAAGCTAATCAGAACCGAAGGCTATACTAAGTATGGTCAGGGGCAGAGCATAGATCTTGAAATAACAGATCCAAGAGGCCGCGACAATCTAAATGATTGAAAAGATATGCCGAACTTTAGGGAAACCTAAAGAAATAAAGGATAAAAAGCCTTTATGATAACAAATTGGCAAATTTTATACCAGAGATTTGGACTGATGGAATAAAAGCATATTTAGAACGCAATCTTGTGTTTGAACAATGTGTGGATACTTCTTTAAACGGTCTGGTCAAGGGTAGAGGAGATGTGTTTCACATTCCTAAATTAGCAGAGGTAAGTGATGCGGCGAAGGCAGCAGAAACATTAGTAACATACGCAACTTCAACACATGCGAAGTCCGATCTTACGATCGACCAGCATCGTTATGCTGCAAAATTAGTAGAAGATATAGCTTCTGTCCAATCTATACCTGGACTTTTTGAAAAAGAAGTTTCTGGAATGGGTTACGCTTTAGCTAAAACTTATGATGCGTATATTGAGTCAAAAGTTGAAGCAGCGACTACTAATTCAACTGCATTAGCAGGAGATAACACAATCACAGCAGCCGAGATTCGTGGGGGAATGAAAACTTTGATGGAGTCCGATGTGGACACCAATGAGTGTAATTTCGTTGTTTCACCAGCGCTTTATACAGCGATGCTTGGAATCAGTGATTTTGTAGATGCTTCTAAGATGGGTGCAGGCCCATCAGCATTGAAAAATGGTCAAATAGGAATGCTTTATGGCATGCCTGTTCTTCACTCTACAGTCATGGGGTCATCAGGCTCTACTGGCGTAGAAGTTGGGTACATTTTTCACCCAAGTGCGGTAAGTGCAGCTAGACAGCTAGAGCCAAGAGTTCAGTCAGAGTATTCTGTTGACTTCTTAGGTAATAAAGTTGTCTCAGACATGCTTTACGGAGCAGTAACAGTTTTTGAGGGAAGAATACAGGAATTTAAGAATCCTTAATCCTTAATTACGAATAGGAGATCAATATGGGGGGTATGTATTTATCCCCCATTCCTTATTATGTTTAGAACATACGATTATCAATGTAAAAAATGTGACAAAGTCTTTGAAGCCATGACCAAAGTGGATGAAAAGGCTAAATGCGCTTGTAGCTCTACCGATCTAAAGAAGCTAATGGGCGCACCTTTATTTAAGCTAAAGGGGAGTGGTTGGCCAGGAAAAGAGTTTAAAGCTCAGTCCGATTGTAAAGCTATGGCCAATGGTAAGACAATATAGGTGTAGTCTAATCCTCTTTAATTGAAGTCTATTAACAGGGGAAAATAAATGGCTAATTATAATTCAGATTACACTGGAGCGCAAATTGACAGCGCAGTATCCAGAGCAAATTCAACCGATGTAACAGCAGGAACAGTCGCAGCGAGTAAGGCGGTTGTTGTTGATTCTAACAAAGATATAACAGGATTTAGACACATCACTGCTACTGGTACGGTTACAGCAGCAAATGTTTCATTAACAGGAAATGTAGATCTAGGCGATGCTAGTGGCGACACAGTAACGATCACTGGGTCTATCGATTCCAATCTTATACCAGCGACAGATGATACTTATGATATAGGTAGTTCTAGTTATGCTTGGCAAGATATTTACTTAGAAGGCGACATATATTTATCCGATGCTACAGAAATAGATGTAGCGAGTGGAAATTTAACCATAGACGTTGCTGGTGATATAGAAATCAATGCAGATGGCGGTGATATTACCTTTAAAGATGCCTCTAGCACACTTGCAGCAATAGATTCTAGTGGAGATTTTAACGTAGCTGGTTCAATCGAGACAGCAACAATAGATTATACCGATGGTGATTTAGCCATAACCATCGCAGACGGTGGGGGTGTTACCTTTGCTCAGACTTCAAGCCAGGTATCAGGTTCTACTATCGGAAATGTAACGATTGCCAATGGCTCTATCACTGATTCCTCTGGTGCAATTAGCTTTGGCAACGAGAATTTAACTACAACTGGCTCTTCAACTGCTGGTAGCTTTGTTACTGGCACATTAACTGTAGATGATGGATCAATTACTGATAGTGATGGTAGTATATCATTTGGTGATGAGAATCTAACGACCACAGGAATAATTAGCTTCGGAACATTAACCGACTCTGGTGAGTCAATCGCAGTTACAAAGTTTGTCGATGAAGGTGATGGTATTTCAAGTAATGACAATGACACGACCATTCCAACATCCGCAGCGGTTAAAGATTATGTGGATACAAAGGTTACGGCTGAAGATCTTGATTTAACAACTGATTCTGGTACAATAGCGATTGATCTTGATTCTGAGACTTTAACTTTAACTGGTGGAACAGGAGTAGATACTTCAGCAAGTTCTAATACAGTTACTTTTGCTTTAGACTTAAATGAATTAGCTACTGAAACAACGATTGCTGATGCAGACTTTATTGCGATGGTAGATGCAACGGACGATGGCTCTGGTAAAATAACTTTTGAAAATTTAGAAGATGCAATATTCGCATCTGTAAGTGGTGATATAACGATAACTGAAGGCGGAGTTGCTGCTATCCAGGCAAATTCAGTTGCTTTAGGTACAGATACGACAGGAAATTATGTAGCAACGGTTGCAGATAGTGGCGGTGGCGGTATCACAGTAGCCAATAGTGGCTCAGAATCCGCAGCAGTTACTTTAGAATTAGATATTAAAGGATTAACAG